GCATGAATAGTGTTTTTGAGTCTGTAAAAAAAGACTTAGGCCAATGACAGTAGCGCTGGGAGCTTTGGGAGTGATGGAGTATTTCAGGAAAAGAAATAGCCGGATCGTGTATAGGACAATCACCTTAGGACCCTCGAGGGTCAATATTACTGTTGGCACCAGGTGGGTGCTCAATATGAAGACGTTGAAGGCGGAATGGATGTGGTGTAAGGAGAAGGTGAAGAGAGTTTCACGTGAAAATTGATTGAATTTTCAGTAATTACTGAAAAATTGTAACTTTGGCATAACTCATGACAAATAGTGACATCAATAAAAAGCGAATGATTGAGGCGCTTCGAAAATCGCTTGGGGTGGTGAAAACCGCGTGTGAAGTAGTTGATATTTCCCGGCAAACGCACTACCGCTGGCTGGAGGAAGATCCCGAATATAAGCAATGCGTCGATGACATTGGAGAAGAAGCAATTGATTTTGCAGAAAGCAAGCTATTTGAGAAGATTGAGGGCATTACAGTATCTAATGGAACTGATGATGAAGGTAAACCAAAGGTATATACGGTTCCCCCCAGTGATACAGCTATTATCTTTTACCTTAAAACAAAAGGGAAGAAGAGAGGATATGTTGAACGTACCGAGTTTGCCGGCGTACCCGACCAGCCACTATCCACTAAAACAGATGATGAACTTAAATTAATGCTGTGTGAGTTATCAGCGAAGCTATCCCCTAACACTGGAAAGGAAGGCGCTGATTGAGGCAATACACGCCGCACAGGAACTTCTTATACGCCAATCCCGTATTGATTTTAATCCCTTCGTAAAATATCTAAAGCCAGACTATGAAATGCAATGGTTTCATGCGTACATATGCATGAAGCTAAACCAGTTTGCTGCAGGTGAGATAAAGAAGCTGATGATTTTACTACCACCGCAACACGGTAAATCTGAACTCGCAACAAGGCTTTTCCCTCCTTATCTATTGGGTAGGAATCCGGATTTAAAGATTGCTATTGCGAGTTATGCCGATACTATTGCCAGCGGCTTTAATAGAGCTATTCAGCGCAACATTGATAACGAAGCCTACGCCCAGGTATTCCCAGATACCAAACTTAACTACTCGAAAATATTTGCAACTAATTACGACAATTATTCCCGTACGGAACATAAGTTCGAAGTAGTTAAAAAGAAAGGGTCATTGAAGACCGTAGGTCGTGGGGGATCTCTTACATCCGAACCAGTGGATATTGGGATCATTGATGATTTGTACAAAGACCGCGAAGAGGCAAAGTCCATGGTTGTCAGCGAAAGTGCCTGGAACTGGTATGTAGATGTATTTAGAACCCGCTTACATAATGATAGCCAGCAATTGATCATGAATACCAGGTGGGACGAGAACGATCTTTGCGGGCGCCTGCTAATGGAAGAACCGGGCGAATGGGAAGTAATCAAATTTCCGGCAATCAGAACGGAGGATGTCCATGACTATGACCCGCGGCAGCCGGGTGAAGTATTGTGGGCGTCGAAACACAGCTTGGAAAAGGTACTCAGCCAAAAGAAGCTTAGCCAAGTTAGTTACAATAGTTTGTATCAACAAGACCCGAAGCCCAATACAGACATTCTCATCTTCACTAACTGGATCGAAATACCAACGTGGCCGGATAACATCGAGACGATAACATGGGGTTTGGACTTTGGTAAAACGACCGGCACAAATGCTCTTGTGAAGTCCGGTGTTGTAGGTGACAATGCCTACTTCAAAGAGTGTTTATACGACCCTGGTGTCCCAATGGCAGAGATAAAGAAACGGCTGGTAGATAATGGTTATAGGGAAGGCCAAATAGTGTACTGCGATCACATGCCGGGGAAGATAGCCGAACTAAGGACATTAGGCGTTGCTGCATTCCCGGCACTGAAAGGCGAGGGGAGTATTGATGCTGGCATCACAAAACTTAAAGAATATACCTGCCATTATACCGCAGATTCGCGGAACCTAAAAATGGAGCTGAACAACTATCAGTGGGTATGTTACGGTAAGGTTATAACCAATGTTCCAGTCGATGAATTTAATCACTTATTAGATGCCTGCAGGTACGCTAGGTATAGTAGCTATTTTAAAGGCAGATAATATTTCATTTTAATTTGAAAGTTCAGAAAATATAGTAACTTAGCCAAAAGGTCATTTGCGAAATCGGGATCGAAAATGACTTGCGTTAGTAAGTTAATCTGCGCTGGATACTCCCGAGTTGAAGGCGCATTTTTTATGGCCGTAGATATAGTCATACCTCTCAATAACCGATCAACTCAAAAGAATCTCGAGCTGCGCATGTGCATAAGATCGATCGAGAAACATTTGAAAGGCATCGGCAAGATCTTCATCATCGGCTATTGTCCGGACTGGATTGCCGGATGTATCCATATACCATACGAAGAAGATGCCCGTAACCGCTTTCGTGACTTTAACATCATGAATAAGGTATTGACAGCATGTAAAGATCGAAGGGTCAGCAAAGATTTTTTGATGGTGCATGATGATCATTTCCTGCTTGAAAACTACGAGGCTATTGACTTCCCGTATTATCACTGCGGGCCAATGGTACCAGGTGAGGGTCAATACGGTGAAACGAAACGCAATACCATATCCCTGCTTGGCGGCTATGCGATTAATAACTACGACACCCACTGTCCCATAGTTTTCAATAAAGAGAAATTCATGCGCTCTGTTGCTCTCGCTGACTGGACCAAATGGTACGGCTACTGCATCAAAACCCTGTACTGTTACATCAACGGCATTGATGGCGAGTTTATGGAAGACAGTAAGATAAGGATGCCGCTAACATATGAAGAAATTATTGAGCAGATAAAAGGCCGCAAATGGTTCAGCATCGGCGATCGGTGCTGGGTGCCCAACGGGATGAAGGAGGTGTTACAGGATTTATACAGTAACAAAAGTAAATATGAGGCATGACAGAGCCAAGAAAGTTTCCGGACATCAATACCAGCAAGGATGTTAATATGCCTGCAAGTAATGGAGTGACAACAGACGAAGCGCCGGTTCACATTCCACTGTCCTTCATTCGTTGGATATGCTACTCTGTGTGCTTCGGGCTGCTGCTTATACCCCTGCTTCAAACGGTCTGGCAGATGGTATGTGGTGGACTGATACTCGGGTGGATATCAAGTCAACTCAACGCGATCATAAATAAAAAGTAATGAGCAAGAAAAATAAACACCGCATCGAACCACTCAAAGAAGGCGCCAGTAAGCAGGACAAAAAGAATCTGGATATCGAAGATATGGGGCCTGCGCCGAAGCCAATAAAGCCGATCACAGCTACTGCTACCACAGAAGGCATTAAAGAATTTGTAGACCGATTCAATCAACAAGATGACAATCCTCTTCAATCTGGCCAGTAGGTCAAGACCTGAAAAGTTTTTTGAGACGATCAACAACATTGTTCAGATGTGCACGTCAAGGAACTACTTTATTGTGGCTAAGCTGGATGACGATGATGCGACTATGAATAACGAGGAGGTGAAAAAGCGGATAGCCGGCTATCGCAATGTATACATTAAATGGGGCACAAGTACATCGAAGATCCATGCGATCAATCGCGATCTCGATACTGTTCCCGACTGGGCGATCCTGGTAAATGCAAGTGATGATATGCGATTCAGGACGTTCGGCTTCGACGACATTATTCGCAAGCACATGCCGGAGAACCTGGACGGCTTTCTTCACGCCTATGATGATTATGCCAAAGACCGGGTTTGCACGGTAAGTATTATTGGTAAGCGATACTATCAGCGGGATGGTTATGTGTACCACGGTGATTACTATTCCATGTTTTGTGATGACGAAGCCACCGAAGTAGCTAAGCGCCGAGGTTGCTATATTCATGTGCCTGATGTGAGTATTGAGCACCTGCATTACACCAACAATCGGAAAGCTGTGAAAGACGAGCTATACTGGCGCAATGATACGTACAACAAGGACCAAGAGATTTTTGAACTGAGAAAAGCGAGAGGGTTTGACTTATGATAAAAGGAACTTTAACAATACTAATTCCAACATTGCCAGCCCGAAAACATTTTCTGGAAAGATTAGAGGTGGCGCTTGCGTATCAATGTCTTGACAATGGCGCCTTTGTGAGAATATACACTAACGACGACACCACCATCGATATAGGCACCAAGCGCAATAAGATGATGGCCGAAGTAGATACCGAATACATGGCCTTCTTTGATGATGACGATATGCCAGGGCCGAACTATATTAAGCACCTAATGGAGGGGATAAGTAAAGGCGTTGACTGTTGTTCGCTCACTGGCATCTATACTAAAGACGGCCAAAACCCTACAAAGTTCGTCCACTCTATCAAGTATGACACCCTGTTCACCGGTGACGATGGTGTTTTTTATCGCCCGATCATGCACATCAATTGCCTGAAGACTGAGCACGCGCGAAAGGCAGTATTTCCCGAATGGCGATTCAGTGAAGATAGTAAGTGGGCTATGGACTTGCAGCATACCGGTGTATTGAAGACGGAGCATTGGATTGATGAAGTGATATACAATTACCTTTTTATTTCTGACAAACGATATTAATATGCTACCAGTAACATTCCCACAACACAACTTTGTTTTTAAAAAGCCGGAAGGTTGGACGGATGAACAGTGCAGCGATCTTTCAGTATGGAAAGGCGACGCGCCCATTGACGAAAACGGCACTACCTGTCCCACGATCATATCATGCTGGAAACTATCAAAAGAAGATCTTGAAGAAATTCAACGAACGGGCGTTGTGTGGTTGTCGATAAGTGGCACAGGCATGCCGCCAGTATCAGTATTCACCGAAAATCCTTTCCCAAATGGCTGACGCAATCGCATATTCTCTCTTCGGTTACAACCAGCAGTACGAGAATTGCTACGAATTCCGCAGTTACATCAGGGGTCTACACATCAATATCAGGGTCGCCCAACTACTGTACCCTGACTGGATTATTCACTTGGGGGTTGATGAATCAAGCTACAGGTCGCCTTACCAAGGGTATCTATGGAAGCTCAATCAGGACTTCAGGATTGACCTGCAGGTCTTGCCTCAAGACCAACTATGTAAAATGATGTTGTGGAGGTTGCTGCCCATCTTCAAAATAGTGGGTAAGAACAACAAGTACGAGCGCGTCCTCTGTCGAGATGCAGACAGCTTGCTATCTTACCGCGAACGCCAGGCGGTCGCCTATTGGGAAAGGGGTTCAAAGATGGCACACGCAATAACGGACAGCGTCAGCCACAACATAACCCTTATGGGCGGTATGTGTTCATTCATGTCGGGCCCGTTCCGTAACCGCATGGGTGTACAATCATTCGACGAACTGCTCTCGCTTGCTCAGGGCATTGACTTCTCCCGCAAAGGTGCCGACCAGGATTTCTTGAACCGGTATGTCCTGCCAAAGGTAGCCGATAGCATCACAGAACACTTCGTCCTTGGCCATCCGCAGACGTTCCGCGGTGATTGCCACAACTTCATTCATGACATCGACTTGAAGGAGATTGGGGTGCCTGATGAGCTGAAAGAGACGAATGGTTATGGCTTTCACATCGGCGCTGCCGGCATGCAGGTGGACGCAGTAGTAAAGTTCTTACAGCAGCATGGGAAGGACAATGAGTATTGGGAAAGTATCGAGAAACAATATCCATCAGTTTTTTACTGGCAGTTATGACCGACTTTATTTTCCTTTCTGTTGCATTTGGCGAACAGTATATAGAGCAGCAAAAGCGATTGCATAACTCGCTAATGCAGTTTTATACGCCAGCGCAGCATATTATGCATTGCAATGGTTACCCGCCTAATAGTAGGACACATAAAGAGAGCTTATACGGTTTTAAAGTACATGCAGTAAGGAGGGCATTAAACTGGGGCTACAAACGCATCATCTGGCTTGATACCGCCTGCGTCCTACAACACCCCGTTGATTACTGGTTCACGCTGAATCATCCGGTACTGGCGGCAAAGGATGATAACAAGTTGAAAGGTCTTGTATCGGACAAAGCGCTGGACTGGTTCGGGTATAGCGACTGTCCCGACCACTTGCACCTGGTCGGCGGAAGCGTATATGTTTGGGACTTTAATCATCCAGACTGTGAAAAGATATTCGAGACATGGGCGCGATCTGAGCGCCAAGGGCTATTCGGCGCCGCTGGTGAGAAATTAGGGGGTCACCGACATGATGAAGCTTTGTTGTCGCTATCGATGAATTTGCATGGGTATGGGCCTGTCACGTGCGAGGACATGAGATATAATAGTGGGCCTGACAGTATAATTTTAAAGCAACACTTTAAGTGATGAACATACAATGTATCGCTGAGCATTCTGTTGACCTCGACCTCCTTACCGGCGGCATCTGCATCGATGCGGGCTGCAGAGGCTTCCAGTTTGCAGAGGCAATACGTAATTTGGGATGTCCAGTGATAGCAATGGATTTGGAAGATATGCATCCTGAGAATCCCGATGGCATTACGTTTATGAGGTTCGCCCTAATGCCTAAGTATGGCGAATACCTTTATATTGATACAAAAGATCAACAGGCTAAATTTATCAGTAACACTGGTAAGCACATCACAGGCATTGGCATTAACGACTTGTACAATGACTTGGTTGAGCAACAAGGTAAAACAATCGACATCCTGAAGTTAGATGTAGAGGGTACAGAGTACTTTCTTTTATCCGACCCCAACTTTCAATCCATTCCCAAACAAATCAGCGTTGAATTTCACCTCCACTGCCACCGCGCCTTACACGATCAGTATTACGATAAGTGCATGGAGAACTTATTGAGGTGGTACGAGCCGGTGCAGCATGAGTTGACGGAGGCGCATGGGGCGGGGCTGAATTACTGGAATTCTTTATTCATCCGAAAAGATTTATTATGAAATACGCCATTCTCAGCACAGATAATAATTCATCCTACTTTGAGCTACTCCCTCTCACATGTCATAGCTGGCGAAAGATTGGGTACTGGCCGATAGTATATGCCATCAATGTGCCGGAAGAAATTCAATTCAAGCTGATGGAATATTGTCCCGCACATATTTTCGGTAACCCATCTGTAAAGGACGTAAGGGATTCGACATTTGCGCAACTCAAAAGATTGTTCGTTAAAGGTTGTGAAGATTCCGACATATTGATCACGGCAGACGCGGACATGATAATAGCAAAAGATATTTTTACTCATCCTGTGGAAGACGGGCAGATAGTTTCTTACGGTTATGATTTAACTGGCAGGTCAGAAATTCCAATCTGTTATGTCAAGGCTACATCAGCTAAATGGCAGGAACTGATGGGCGAGTTTACAATTCCTGACAAGTCATATTCTGACAAATGGGAAGATTACTGGAGCGTTGACCAGCAACTGCTCACCCAACGCGCGCATGAGTATGGCATGGAACGCATCACCTTCGTTGACCGTGGTAATCAAAACAAACACGGGCTGCCTACAGGTAGATGGGACAGATTTGATTTTAAGCACATACCTGGTGACATTATTGACGTCCACATGCCCCGAGGCGACTGGGACGCTCAGATTGAAGTGTTTGAAAAGCTGTGGCCGGGTGAAGATTATTCGTTCATTCTTAAATTTAAGGAGGCGTTATGCGGGATATAAATAGCGAACCGAGTCCCTTTGCCATAGAGATAACTCGTATTAATATGAATGATGAGTTTGGTTTCTTGCAAGGCGTCACCGGCAACTGGAATAATCATTTACCCATGCTTCTGCTTGGACTGGCTCTCACAAAAGACCTAGTTATTGAGTTTGGTTCGGGCGAAGGTAGTACACCTTACTTACGAAAGTACTGTAGTGCCAATGAAAGGCCGTTCGAAAGCTGGGAATCCAATAAGGAATGGGCGACAAAGACCGGGTCAAACTATACATCGTCTTGGGAGTTACCCAGCGTTTACCGAGAATGCGGTCTATTCTTTTGTGACCACGCCCCAGGTGAACATCGCAAGATAGCCATTGAACGCATGAGGGACAAAGCTCAGATCATTTGTGTACATGACACCGAGATTGGAGGCGCCGGTAACTATGGTTTTGAACCTGTATTCGCCAAATTCACCTACCGTCTCAACTACAATAAGAACGGCGGCGGGGCAGGTGCAACACTCGTCAGCAATAAGATTGACGTTAACCAGTTCCGGGGGTTATCTTTGGGGCCTTATAAATTTGATGATGATTAAAGCAAATATGGAGCAATATACTCGTAAAGAAGTAATCATGTGGTTCATTGCGGGTATCTGTTATGGTTTAGGTATAGCAGGAATAATATCAATCTTTTTGAAATGATTGATCTCAACTCAATAAACGAATGGCAACACCGATGCCCGGACACTGGCCTTGTGTTACCGTGGTATACCAAATCGTTTCTCGATGATCTGGTGACATGGGATTTGAAAGACAAGGTAGTATTTGAATACGGGTGCGGCGCAAGTACGTTGTGGTGGGCGGCGAAGTGTCGCGCGGTCTACGCCATCGAAAATAATCTTGAATGGGCGAATACCGTAAGAGAAAACCTGTCTAACAACGCGACAGTCGCCATCCACATGGGTGGCGACTACTCACCCGATATTATCAGCCATTTTCACAGCGGCTTCTTCGATATTATTGTGGTGGACAACGAGCCGGTTGAACTAAGGGATGCTTGCGTGATCGAAGCGGTAAGGCACCTAAACCGCGGCGGTCGCCTTATCCTTGATAACTGGTGTCAACCTTCGGTCTGGATGCCCAGCCAGGAAACACAGGACTTAGTACTGAGGATGCCGCACAGGGCGTACAAACAAGAAGGGCATCCTGATTGGAAGACCTTAGTTGTGACCAAGCCATGAACGCGCTGATCAATATCCTCATTCGCACAAGTAACCGCCCGCAACTCTTTGCCCGCTGCCTGCAATCAATCCATCAACAGACTTATCAACATTATCGCATCATCGTCGGGTATGACCGCGCATCAGCCCTTGACTATATTCCGCAAGACCTTACCAAACTCTTTGTTTATGCCGATAACAGTCTGCCTTATTTTTACGACTGCTATAGTAATGACCTGAAAACGCTGGTCACAGAGGGCTGGTTTATGTTCCTTGACGATGACGATACACTGACGAGACCGACCATTCTGGAAGAACTGGCCGTCCATCTGCAGACGCCCGGCGCTATAATTTGTCAATTCCTGCGTAATAGTGTTCCTAAGCCAGCTGAAAATTACATCCGGAAGAAAGTGATCGTCGAAGGAAAGATCGGCCTGCCCTGCATGGTGCTGCACTCAAAATACAAGATGCTGTCAGGTTTGGATGGGCAGAAAGCAGGGGATTACCGGTATATCAAGGAAGTCACCTCGCAAGTTCCCACCAATTTCATTGAGTTGCCCTTAGTAACCTGCGACCGACGAAGCAGGGGTCATATGGAGCCAAATTCTCAAAATATAGAAAATTCAGGAAGAATTGAAAATAAATTATAATTTCGTAACTGTGAGGACAATTCGTTGTAGTAATTCCAAATGTAACAAGATAATTGGTGAGATTGAATACGGCAAAGCCCGGTTCAAGTGCAAGCATTGTGCGACTTATACAACAGCAGAGATAACACATACACAGCAAGCGCCCCCAATAGTTGAGCAACCACGAGCAGAAAGACTTAGAGCATAGCGGGCCAACGCTGACAAAAAAAATATTGCGCCCCAAGAGGGCCATGACCATTTCGGTGGTTGTGGCCCTTTTTTCTTTATATGAATACACAACGATTATTAACAGCTGGCAAGGAACTTCTTCGAGGCGATTTTGGAACCGCTTTAAAATCGTTGACGCCACCCGATCCGTTCTATGTCTCCCCCATCGATTACCGCCCATCTATTGACACAAACGGCAACTGGTTTTTCGAGCAGCATGGAAAGTCTTTTTTTTACTTCACCTATTCCGGTCACCCGGACTCACAACGAGCTTATGAAAGATGCCCGCCAGTTAATGCCATCATCAATAGAAAAGCACAGGCGTACATCAATGGTAAGACGTGGGTGCTGAATACGCAAGGGAAAGCGAAAGGTAAAGAAGCGACAGGTGCTGAAGCAAGCAAGATCAAAGCGCTGATCAATAAACCGAACCCATTACAATCCTGGAAGCAATTCGAAGCGCAAGGGTATATCTATCAACAGTTATTCGGATTTAATATAGTTCTGCCCATAAAGCCGGCGGGTTTCAAAGATAATATTGATGCATCCAGTCTTTGGAATATCCCTCCAACGATGCTCAGCATAGAGGAAACAAAAAAACTGTTTTATCAGTCCGATATATCGGGGATGATCAGCGACATTACCCTTACATACAAAGGAATTGAAACTAAGCTGAAGCCTTCTGAAATCTTCATCATGAAAGATTTCACACCTTCCTTCTGCACGTTAGTTCTACCAGAATCCCGTATTGCTGCTCTCTCTATGCCGATCAATAACATCATCGGTGCCTATGAGTCACGTAATGTGCTCATTAATTATCGGGGCGCATTAGGTATTCTCAGTCAGGACCCGGGAACGGGTACTTATGGACCCATTGCAATGACGCCTGAATCGAAGGAACAGTTACAACAGGACTTCCGCCGGTACGGTTTAAAAAACCACCAATGGCAATTCATCATTACTTCCGCTTCATTGAAATGGCAAAGCATGGGCGTTCCGACCAGGGACCTTATGCTATTTGAGGAAATTGAGGCCAATACCATGGCTATTTGCGACGCCTACAACTATCCGTATCAATTAATGTCCTCAGCAAAGGGAACCACTTTCTCAAATCTGAATGAGGGCAAAAAGTTGCTTTACCAGGACGCTACCATTCCTGAAGCGGAAAGCATGTACGAGCAATGGAACCAACTGTTCGACACACAACGATTCAACATCATCATCGATAAAGATTTCACGCATGTGCAAGTCCTACAGGAAGATCAGGTGCAGGCGGCGCAGGCACGCAAGTCTCGTAATGATGCGTTGCTGATCGAATGGCAGAATGATCTGATCACTCGCAATAGATGGCTTGAATTAAACGGCGAAGATCCGCTGCCGGATGGAGGTGATATCTATTACAGTGAGTGGAAGAAATTAAATCAGGAAACACAAAATCAAAATACCAATGAAGGACAAGGACAAGAAGCAACCACCGAAAATCAAGGTGGATAAAAAAATACTTGAAGCAAAAATGTTCGATAAAGACAAGCAGGTGGCCGACAAAAAAATTATAAAGAAATGAAAAATTTCATCCCCAGCAATTTAACGGGCAAGGAGTTATTCAACTACCTGGTGAAAAACGAGGCTTTGATATTCAACGCCAAAAAAAGTATTACCAAGGAAACTGATGGCTTCTTTTCGGCGCCATTGCTTGTGGATGAGAAAGGCAACTTGGTTAACAAGGCAGAAGGCGATCCATTGATGCCTGTCGAAGATAATGGCAAATTAAAAGTTGTCCCGGTGATCAATACCACGAACTGGTTCGATAGTCACTGGGATGTTCATATACCTGGATTATGGAAGAAGTCCCTATCCGATAACAAGCGAAGTGGCTTCTACCTGCTGGAAGCTCATGGGCGTTCTTTTCAGGACGTCATCGCAGAAGAGTGTGCAGCATCTACAAAGACATTAACGTGGAAAGAATTGGGACTTGATTACGCCGGCACCACCGAAGCACTGTTATTTAATGCCATCGTTGAGAAAGATCGAAATGAGTATATGTACGAGCAGTATGCCAAGAAACGGGTGAAAAACCATTCAGTTGGGATGCAGTATGTAAAACTCGTTACATGTATAAATGATGATGAATACCCAGTTCAAAAGGAGAACTGGGATAAGTATTTCCCCATGGTAGCTAACGGTGATGAGGCTGAAAAAGAAGGCTTCTTTTGGGCTGTACTGGAAGCAAAGATTATGGAAGGAAGCGCAGTCTTATTCGGTAGTAACTCCGCAACACCTACCCTTGAAACAACACAATTAGGCAAGATGGATTCAACTCAAGACACTACGGATCAGCCGCCTCACAGCACTGAGAAAGAGCCGTCAACATTTGATTTGAACCTCGCGATAAAGCAAGTAAAAATTATTGTTTAACCTATAACTAAGGTTCACAATGTTAACAGAACAACAATTCACCGAGCTAACCGAGAAAGTTGGCAAAGAGGCGGCGACGAAAATAAAAGAACAGTTCGCGGCTTCTGAAAAAAGCATCAACGACAAGATCGAAGATGTAAGAAAAGGCCTGATGACCTCAAAAGATTTTGACGCCTTCAAGGCTGAAGAACTGGCGAAGGTTACCGAATCGCTTTCAAAGGTTGAAGAGGCCCTGAAAGAACAGGGAAACATCATCAATGCCCTGAAAGAAGGTAATAATCCTTCACAGCCGAAGGCGTTGGAAGATTTGCTCTCTGATGAGGAAACCATCAAACAAATCAAAGCCATTCAAAAAGCTGGCTCGGGTGTGATCGAAATTCCGCTGAGCAATATTACGCTCAAGACATCCGGTAGCACCTCCATTGGCAATAGCATACAGCCAATGACCCCGGCACCGAACAGTCCATTCTTACCGGTTGCCGGGCCTGTAAATGCTACGAATTTCTTCGGTATCATGTACAACCCGAATTTCATCATCAACTATGTCAACCGTGGCAATACCAATTTTGCCCTGCTTCCATGGGTGAATGAAACGTCCGTTGAAGGTGCTGCCGCACAGGTACAGGAAGGCGCACCCAAGCCGCTGTGGAATACCCGCTTCAAAGTGGAAATGTCACAGGCAAAAAAGACTGCAGCCATGTCAGTGATCACCGAGGAGTTCGACCAGGACTTGCCCGGTTTCACTACGATCGTAAAGCGTCTTTTGACTGACACCGTTGCCCGCAAATGGGATGACGATGTGTATACAGCCATAATTGCTGCCGCACAGGCTTATACCATGACCGGCCTCAATGGGCAGGTGGATGATTCAAACTTTTACGATGCGCTCCGTGCGATGATCGCGCAGGTCGGTAAGAACAATTTCAACGCCAATTTCATCGGTATCAATCCGGTTACAGGTGCCTTGGTTGAGATGCAGAAGTCTGCTACCGACCGCTTGTACCTCATTCCACCTTTCCTTCAGCGCTTGCAGTCAATCATGCGCGAAGGCAACAAAGTGGCAGAAGGGTATGCCCTTGTAGGTGACGTCAACCAGTACAATGTGGATGTGTACAAGGATATGGTACTGAAAGTTGGTTACAACAATGACGACTTCCAGCGTAACCAGTTCAGCGTAATTGCTGAGGTGCGTTACCACGACTATATCAGCACAAGCCGCAAACCTGCCCTGGTATATGACCAGCTGACACGCATTCGCTCAGTAATAGATTCTGGTAGCTAATGGCTTTAATTGACCGTACATATTTCGTTGGTGAACTGAATATTCCCAATACTGCACAAGCTGCTGTCGGCAGCCTGCTGGACCTGTTTATAGAGAAATATGAAGAGGAGTTTCTCCGCAAAGCGCTGGGGTACTCGCTTCATAAGGCCCTCAAAGCAGGTTTGGAAGTGGTTCCCGTAGCACAGAAATGGACCGACTTAATAGAAGGCGTTGAGTATACCGATCAAAATAACCAGGTTAGGTTTTGGAGTGGTCTGGTGTCTCAGCCGCCTTCTGTTTTGAACGCGTTGGATGCTGTCAATACCATATCGATACAAGTCGGTGGTGGTGGCGCATACGATCCTGTCGCTGGCACGAATAACGTGACTATCCCCGCCGCACTGGTAGGCAAAGACTTTACCATCGAACAGCGAGGGGTCGGGCAATTGCTTTCTTCGGAATATAGTATTGTGGGTAGCACATTAACACTCACATCGGGTGTTTTTGCAATCAATGATATATACATCTACAAGTCGGCTACCCTGGCGTTAAACACTAGCACAGGAACTAATAAGCAAAGCCCGATTGCCAATTATGTCTACTACTGGCATACAAAAAATCAGCATACCCAGACCGCGGCCATGGGAGAGGTCAAATCAACAACGGAAAATGCGGTTATGACAAGCCCCGCCTTGAAAATGGTAAACGCATGGAATCAGATGTCCAGACAAATCTGTGAGCTCAGTGATTATCTCGATGCGAAGAAAGATGATTACACGGAGTGGGCAGATCTGGATGTTTGGTGCATGCGCAGATATTTCAGGCGCATAAATGAGTTCGGTATATGAGCATGCCTGTATACATAGTAGATGAGATGGCGGCAGTAGTTGCGAAAGTGAATACTGCATTGACCGGAAAAAGTTTTGGTCATCGTCCTATCTACTATATGTACGGTCATCCCAAAGAGATCAGTAGTCGGTTACAAGCCTTATCGAACAGTCCCACGGAAGGACATAAAAAGTTTCCATTGGTTATTCTGTTTACGGATATAACCATTGATCACGATACGCCGGGTTTTTATGGCGCAGCACGTCTCAGAATGTTAGTGGCGAACATTACAGATCCCAACTACATATCTGATCAACGTACTGAGCTCAATTTTAAACCGGTGCTTCACCCGATTAAGGATGAGTTGATCAACCAGATTGCTGTTCACAATCAATTCACTTATGAGGATGAATTAAAGTATCAGGAAACCGATATGTACTTCTACGGGAGTCAGCAGAATGATAAGAACATCTTCAACGATTACATCGATGCCATTGAACTCAGGGATATCAGAATCAACATCAAAAACAAACTTTGTTAACTAGCTAATAATTAATTAAATGGCAACAATTAACAAACCACTTTGCGCGACCAGCTACGGCAATACAGGTTTTGGAGATTGCTTCATTGAACCCGATAAGTTTGTCGGCGCCATCCAGGTGCCTTCCAACTTTGAGATTTCGGAGAGCGATCTTGCCGACCTGCAGGATTTTTTCATTACGAAAGTTCATGCCG